AGAGCCCGCTCTTCCTCGATACCGACGGTGCTTTGACATCAACCGGTGGCGGTGCGGCTGGCGTGCCCGAGGCGCCGAATGATGGACAGATGTGGGGCAGACAGAGCTTGAATTGGGGGCGCGCGCTGGCGATTACCGGTGACACGCTGGACGGCGGAAATTTTTAGATGGCTGATGTCGTAAGGATCAAGCGCCGCGCATCACCCGGTGCGGTTGGCGCACCTGCAAGCTTGGCAAATGCCGAGCTTGCTTACAATGAAAACGATCATTCGCTCTATATAGGTGAAGGGACAGGTGGGGCCGGTGGTTCGGCAACTACGATTATTGCTGTTGGTGGTCAAGCGTTCTTTGATTCGAAGATTGCAGCGACGCGGATCGATCAGCTACTTCCACCAAATGTCAGTGTCTCATGGGGCAGTCAAAAACTTACTTCGTTGGCTGATCCGACCAATGCGCAAGATGCTGCGACCAAAGCATATGTTGATGCAACAGCGCAGGGTTTAGATGCTAAGGCTTCCGTGAAAGCGGCGACTACAGCGAATATTACGCTCAGCGGGATGCAAACTGTTGATGGTGTAGCATTAGTCGGTAACGATCGTTGTTTGGTGAAAGATCAAACGAGTCTGGCGAATAATGGTATTTATGTTGTTGCGTCTGCTGCGTGGACACGAGCAACTGATAATGACAGTTGGGGTGAATTGATTTCCGCTTATACCTTTGTTGAACAAGGTATGATCAACGCCGATACTGGTTGGGTTTGTACTGTTGATCAGGGTGGCACGCTCGGCACAACGGCTGTTACATGGTCACAGTTCTCTGGTGCTGGACAAGTCACGGCAGGTGCTGGTCTTACCAAGACCGGCAATACGATTGACGCGGTTGGGACGGCAAACCGGATTATCGTCAATGCCGACAACATTGACATCGCCGCGACATATGTCGGGCAACCATCGATCACCACACTCGGCACGATCGCGAGCGGCGTGTGGAACGGCGTGCCGATCAATGTCGCCTATGGTGGAACAGGCGCGGCGACGCTAACAGGTTATGTCAAGGGCACTGGCACTGCGGCATTAACTGGCGTTGCAACAATCCCGAACACCGACATTACTGGGCTCGGCACGATGGCGACGCAGAACGCGGACGCGGTCGCGATCACAGGCGGCACCATCGACGGGATTACGCTCGATTGCGGGACATTTTGAGTGGTCGATACACTTCGCATAAAACGCCGCCCAATTGGCGGCGCTGCGGGCGCACCGGCTTCGCTTGCGGCGGCAGAGATCGCATACAACGAACAAGATGACACGCTCTATTATGGGAAAGGAAATAGCGGCGGGTTAGCTACGAGCATCATTCCGGTCGCAGGGCCAGGGGCATTCGCGCCGATTGCGCAAAGTCTTCCACCGGGCGGCGCAGCCGGTCAACTTCTCGCGAAGAATACGTCGAGTAACTATGACGTGACGTGGACTACGCCGGCTGGCGGCGGGAATGTTAGTTCTGTCGGCACGCCTGTGGATGGTCAGTGGGCGCAATGGACGGGACCAGCGAGCATTCAAGGCGTGGTCACCGCTTCGATGCCGTTCGTGCAGAAGACGGGCGACACGATGACCGGCTCGCTCACGATCCAAAACGGCTATTACTTAATGCTGGTCGATCCGACAGCCCCAGCGAGTGCAGGCAATGGTAGTTGGTTCGCAGGTTACAGAGGCGGCATCGTTGATGCAAACCAGCGATGGTGGCTTGCCCTCGGTAACGGGGGTACTGAGACGGGAGGGAATGCAGGAAGCGATTTCCAGCTTCAACGCTATGACGATACGGGCCTTAGCCTTGGCAATGCATTAACGATCAGTCGTGCCACAGGCGATGTGACGTTTTCTCATTGGATAACTTTGCAATCGGTCGACCCTGAGATAGTTATGATTGACACGGCGGCCGCACCAAGCGGTTGTTGGATCAATGGCAGCAGAACTACTCAAAACAACTTTCGCTGGGTTATGGGTCTTGGCAATGGAGCGGCTGAGACAGGCAGCAATGCTGGCAGCAACTTCGAGCTTGACCGCTATAGCGATGCTGGAGCCTTTATAGATAGCCCGCTGGTGATCGCCCGCAACACTGGCCTCGCCACCGTCATTGGCGATCCCACTGCTGCGCTCGGTATAGCTACGAAGCAATATGTCGATGCGAATGTTCCTCCCACGCCTTGGTCAACCGGCGATGTCAAAATCACGATCAAGACTGTTGCCGATGTCGGCTGGGTAATGATGAATGACGGTACACTTGGTGATGCGTCTTCGAATGCAACGACTCGCGCAAATGCTGATTGTGTAAACTTGTTTACCCTGTTGTGGGGTATTGCGGCAGTCCAACTCTACAACAGCGTCGGAACTGCCATCGCGCGCGGAGCTTCTGCGGCGGCTGATTGGGCAGCGCACTGTGCGATTGCTTTACCGAAGGTGCTTGGTCGAGCTTTAGCGATATCAGGTGCAGGCGCAGGGTTGACCACCAGAGCACTCGGTAGTGCGGCTGGTGCGGAGACTGAGACACAGACTGCAAATACCATGGTGAGCCATGCTCACGGCTTCTCCGTCGCTCCGCTGGCTAACATTGACTCCTACAATAACTTTACCTGGGGTGGCTCGGGCAGCGTCACTAACGTAAGTATGTATAGTGCTGGTGGCAGTCTGCCGTTGAACATCCTCAGTCCCTCCAGCTTTCTTAATATCATGGTGAAGCTATGATTTGCTTTCATCAGCGTCCTGATGGTGACGTTACGGTGTATGCTGGCAACGATGCGGTAGGCTACATCGACACGCTCGCGAATTTCGAAACCGATTACGGACTGGTTGAGCCGCTGCCTGTGGGAGTTGATGAGCGTATCTACGAGCCGGGTAAGCGGCATGCGCTGATGTCCAAATCTAATGTGATCGGTGGAGGTGAGATGCCTTGGGCTTGGGGCGATCAGGTCATTGCAAGGCTTGACGCGTTAATCTTGCAAAAACGAGAACGCGAATATCCTCCGCTCAGCAAAGAGCATCGCGATGCGTTGAATGTACGATTAGCGGACCTGAAGCGACGGGAGAGATTCTGGCAAGACCCGGAAGTCAAAGAGCTTCAAGAATTGACCAGCAAGCTTACGCTGGAAAATGTGGACGAAACTCTCAAGAAGCTTTCTCCGGACAAGGCTGTGAGGATGTTGATCAAAGTGCTGCTGGCTCAGCATTTCGATAAGACGCCAATTCCGCCGAGCGAAGCCCTGCCGCTGGAGGCCGTACCAAAGCTAATGCGTAGATAGGAGAAAGGCATTGCCTGACATCCGGCTCGTTCAAAACACGCTCTTCCCGAAGACCGGCGTCACGGTCGATTGGCTGTTGCTCGACGACGGCACGCTTGACGATACGCAGGCACTGGCGACATCGGTCATCGTTGCGCTCGGTACTGATCGCTTGGCGCAGCCGGATGATCTTTTGCCCGATCCGGATTCGACCGATCGACACGGCTGGTGGGGCGATCTCGATGCAGAATTGATCTGGGATGGTTGGCCAATTGGAAGCCGGCTGTGGCTGCTGCGGCGAGACAAGATCGAAGGACCAGGCTCACGCCGCGGTCCGACGACAGTGCGGGTCGAGCATTACATTCGCGAGGCTATCCAGCCATTTCTCGATCGTCGCATTGGTTCGCAGATGACGGTCGAAGCGACGCGCGTTGGTACAGAACAGATCAACGCGCTGGTTCGCATCTTTCGCGGGCCGCAGCTCGAGATCGAGCTGAGGTATCAAATTTTGTGGACGGACATAATCGTCGAAGGTGGTGGCTACGATATCGGTCAACTGATTAACCCGCTCTAAAAACCTCAAAGTGAAATATGCCTTGGGCTACGCCGACTCTCCGCGACGTGAGATCGCTGGTGCGCGACGCCATTCGTGGCAACTTGCCCGGCGCCGATGCAAGCATTCCGAACAGCGTTCTTCGCGTCTTGTCAGATGCGATGGGCGCGCTGTGTCATCTCGCGCTGCAATTTCTCGATTGGTTGGCGCTGCAGTTGCTTCCAGACACCGCGGAGCATGAATGGCTCGACCGGCACGGAGATATTTGGCTAACGAATGCCGACGGCACTACCGGTCGCAAGCTTGCGACTTTGGCGCAGGGGTCCGTTAGCCTCACCGGCGTTAACGGCACGGTTGTCCCGATCGCTACACAATTAACAGCACCAAATGGGACACAGTATGAGACGACCCAATTAACTGTTCTTCTCGCTGATGCGCCAATCATTGTGACTGCGCGCGCGCTTGATCCAGGTTCACAAGGCAATCTTGATGCTGGCGATACCATAACAGTTTCAACTCCGGTTCCGGGCTTGGATAACGATGCGATCGTCGTGGAGATGGACGGTGGCACCGATGAAGAAACAGATGATGAGCTTCGCTTCCGCGTGCTCAAAAGAATTCGACAGCCACCTCAGGGCGGAGACAAAACGGACTACGAACAATGGTCGCTTGCAGTGCCGGGCTGTACGAGGGCATGGGCAAGTCCACTTGAAATGGGGATGGGCACAGTCACGGTCCGCGTGATGTTCGATGATTTGCGTGCTGACCGGGACGGCTTTCCGATTGAGACCGATTTGCTCTCAGTTCAAAATTATCTCGACACGG